TCTTGTAAGGTTTTGCTGTTTTCGCTGAACGTGTAAAGTTAGCGGCGGTGGGAGCTCCCTTAGAACCCACCTTTCTCATTTTCTCACCAGAGCCAGCGGCTATCCGCTTTCTCTTGGCGTGAATGTTTGCGTATAATCCGCGTTTAGCCATGTTAGCATTTCCATCGTCGCATGGCAAGAGCCTTACGAGTAGGCTTGCCTTTTTTTCTCATCGGACCTTTCATCCCTCTGAATCTTGCACAGAAGGATTTCTTGCGTGGACCCCCTCCGGGCTGTGGAGCCTTGAGGTTCGAGCCAGTAGCTTTATTATATTTCCTTCTACCGGCTGCAGTCAGTCCTCCCTTACGGCTCTTGTGTTTGCCGATGCGGAGACTGACGTTTCTTTTTCTTACTCTTTTCTTAGCCATGATTACCTAATAGGTTTATTCCATTTGCCACCGTAGATTTGCATGTGCATGTTTTGTTTTTGCTCATCGGTTCTTAGGTTTAGCGGAGCATAATCTAGCCTGCCATCAGGTAACATCATCCTTTGTGGGTTTAAACTGTAAGGAGCCCCTGCAAGTTTAGGTCTAGGTGGTGGAGGTGAGTATGGACCAGATTCTTTAGGTTTGTATAGTTGGTAAGGAGATCCTCCGTCACCTTTACGTGTCTCTTTAGAGATACGCATATCAAAGTTACGCTGCGACTCCTTACCTAATCTAAACGCTGTGAGTAAATCGTCAGCAGTTTTTGCCATGGTTAGTAACCTTTCTTAATTTTTTTCCCAGTTTTTTTGGCGGCGGATTTAGCAGCTTTCTTCCCTGCTGCTGTGTAGGGATATTTTTTTCCGTTGACTTTAGGCATAGTTAAAACTTAACGTTAGATCTTTCGAGTTTGTCCATTATATCTTTACGATATGCTGGGTCGCTTTCATAGCGTGAGTCGGACATAGCTTGTACGACTTCTTGTTGACTACGGAACTGACTGCCGCTTGTCTTAGGTGCGTTACCTGTAAGCATCTTACCTTCATATCCTGATGCGTCGTTATATCTATACGCAAGGGATCTGATTGCAAAGAATGCACCAAGAGCATCACCTCTCTGCATGACTGCATCGAACATGTCTATCTCTTGTTGGTTAAGGTTAGAGCCTGCCCACTCGAGCATGTTCTGGTAGTTCTCATCACCACCTACGACTCCTTTGAGCTCAGACATTTCAGATTCTGTAAAGTCTTTAGCTCCAACTCCCTGTTCTTCTACCTGTTTACGATATTCTAAGTGCATCTTAGCAACATCAACTGGGTCTAATGCTTCGAGCTCTGCTACAGCTTCTTCATGATACTCTTCATCATTTGCATAGTACTCCCAAAGTTCATCGAGAAGTGTGCCTTCTCCTTCTTCAGATTCTTCCGCTTCAGCTTCTTCTGTTTCTTCCGCTTCAGCTACAGGCTCTTCAGACTCTTCTTGTTCAGTACCTAGTTTCTTTTGTAATTCAATGTAACCTTGCTCTAATTCTTGAGCATTCTTATACTTACCAGCAAGTAGACTGTCCTCTGCTGCTTGCATTTGCTCTCCAACTTTAAGAGAGTCTTGCTCGTCAGCATTGAGGTTGTCTATACTTGTTACTTCTGGCGTAGTTTCATATGATAATGTTTCTGCCATATTATTGTGGTGGTTGTTGTTGTGCTATTTGTGGATTCTTAGTTGGGTCCATCATAGGAGCTTTCATCAAGTTAGGTGTCTGCTTAATAGCTTCCATTTCTGCTTCTTGTGCTGTAGCCTGTTGCTGTTCTTCCTGTACTTCTTGCATACTCTTAACTAAATTAAGTACATCAATACCTTGAGCTGCTGCTAATCTTTTCACAACCTCTTCTGCATTTATGTATGTAGCAATAGCTTCTGGTCCCATTGTTTGTGCAATGGTTTGTAAGAACTGTCCAAGTGCTTGTACATCTTGTCCTCTACCCAATGAGTTTATACCAGCTACGATGATAGGCTTGACCATACCTTTAGGTATACGTGGTATCTCACCTGTCTTCTGGAATACACTCAGTTTTCTGTTTAAGTATGGTACTAAGAACTCAACTGTAAGCAGTCCAAAAAGGCCGCCAAGCTGTTGCTCTAGTTCCATCTGTGTCATACGTACCTCTTCAGCTGTCGTCCGTTCTGACTGTCTTACTGACAGTATGAGGAACGCTTCGTTCAATCGCCTCTCGAGTGTCTGCATGTGCTGCAATGCCGTAGCAAAGTCAGCTGTCTTACCAACTTGTATCACGCCTATGTCATCAGGTCTACCCTGTACTATAGCTCCGTTACCAGCTTGTGCTAGTGTCTGTGGTTTTGTAGTACTAGATGGTGAGACAGTAAAGACTACCTTAGCTGCTGCTGCAGAGCCTTCTACAATAGCTTGGGACAATGCCTCAAGAGATTTAAGATCTCCTATAAACTGTCCGACTCTACCTCTACCATAAGCTTCTCCATCTACTGTGTTAAAACGTAGTGGTAGCCATGGTGTAGCATCTACTGGTGCTTTACTTTCTGATCCTTTAAGTCGTTTGTTGTTGATTTCTTGATGCCATATAAATCTATTGTTATCACGCTTGCAATGCGTGTAGACATCAATTTCATTTTCATCTTCTTCACCGTCTACGACATCTTGATATTCATTCTTAGGAGGTTCGTAGTTTGGTATAAGATCTTTGTTGATTCTTTCTTTCGTGACAATTTCAATCACTTCGCCGTTGCCGTCTCGTTCTATAACGTAGCGATTCAGAGGAAATAGTTTCAGCCCTGCCTTGCCCATAAAGATAAGTGCATTACCACCTACAACGAGATGTTGTAATGCTTGGTGTATTACTACACGATCATCTGATGCTGCGATAGCATCAAGGATGGTACGTTCTATCTTTGCAAATGATAAGTCAAGTTCTGATTTTATTTCTGGTCCAAAGTTTTCTCCTAACTGTGACTCGTCTAGCTGTAGCTTAAAGAAGCTAGTTTGTGGTGGTACTAAACTAAGAGAAAGCTTGGAAGCTAAGGCTACTACACCTTTAGCTCCCACACTTTGCCATGGAGTCTTGAGTTGTTTCATACCTTTAGAGTAATCTTCATGTCCTCTTATAAGGTAAGGTAGAGTAAGTTTGGTTGCATCTTCTGCTTCGGTTAGAAACTGGGAACGATCACTTGATAAAATGTCATACCTAGATTTCGCTGTCATTGTTCTATATGTTTAATGATGATATTCGTAAGCCAGATCTATTGAATGAGTCACGTGGTCCCATTCCTCTAGCCATCTTTTCTATTCTACCTGTCTTCACACCACCAACTTTAGCTTTCTTTTTACCTAGTCCATAGGATTGTGCTACACGTTGACGTTGTGCATTTCGTATAGATAACTCTTGAGCTTTACGCTCTCTATCCTGATAGTTTGATATGTCTCCTCGTAGTCCTAACACGTCACCACGTAGTCCAGAGATTTCTCCTTGATAACCTTTAATGTCACCTTGAAGATTACCTATCTGTCCTTTGTAGCCACCAATATCTGACTGAAGTCCACCGATCTGACCTTGAAGTCCACCGATCTGACTTCTATAGTCACCGATGTCACCACGTAATCCACCGATCTGGTCTCGATAACCACCTATTTGCATCTGGTAATCTTGTAAAGATCTTTGATAATCTGAGGTTCTAGTATCTACATCTCGTCTTAGAGCACCGAGCTGTTGACGATAGTCACCTAGGGATCTTTCATAATCACTAACTTGTCCACGATAGCCACCTATCTGTGACCTGTAATCTGCTATGGTACGTTCAAAGTCGCTGACTTGACCTCGGTATCCACCTATCTGACCTTGGTATCCTCCAATCTGATTCTGTAGTCCACCGACTTGTGACTGGAATCCTCCTATCTGTCCCTGTAGTGTACCTATCTGTGACTGATATGCTTGGGACTGTTGATCCCATGTGTTGCGTAGTGATGCCAGATAGTCTGACATGTTATCAGCTGATATTTGTTGACCACCACCAACATCTATAAATCTTTCTGGTTGTATCAATGTATTAGGGGTTGTTGGTTGAGTTGTTTGTTCAGCTGTTGGAGTAACAGTACCTTCAGGCATCGCTGCTAGTGCTTGTTCCTCTATCTCTTCTCTTGTAGGATTCATGAAGGTGCTAAGTGGCACTTGTTTATTACTACCACCTCTGGCACTTCTTCCCATGCGAGGTTGTATTGGTCCACGCTGATCTCTTGCATCTTGTATCGCTTCGTTACTCTTTGGTATTAACATGTTAGTAAGACCGTTGTTGATACCTAACATACGAGCTGGAGTAGTCACTAAGTTACGTGTACTACGTGCAAGGTTAGTTACATTCATACGGTCAGTATCAGACTGATTGTAGTAACTACCTTTTTTATAAGATGTATAGTCAGCTTCTTTCTCTGGACCTCCGGGGCCGGGTCTATTAAACGTACCATCAGCACTCATTACGTTTGGATTACCTGTAGGTTTCTCTACTTTGGATGCCTCTCGTTTCTTCTTAGCTGCCGCTGCGTCTGCGTCTCGTTTCTTCTTAGCCGCCGAATCTGACTTCTTCTTAGCTGCCGCTGCGTCTCGTTTCTTCTTAGCGGCTTGTGATGCTGTGTATCTATCTTTAGCTTTCTTCTGCATTGACTTTTTGTTAGCCTCAGCAGCTGATGCTGTACCACCATACTTCTTCTTGTTGGCGTCCGCCATCTTCTGAGCTTTAGTCTTAGTCTTTTTACTCTTGCTCTTACTTTTCGATTTGGATTTGTTTCTTCCTCCACCCATTAGTTTACTCCATTGGTACGGGTTTAGTTATGACGGAATATTTATCATTCCATCCACGTTGTGTGGTCATCTTTTTAGCTAGTCCTTTACGACAGTTAGATAATATATAATGGCAACCACTATCTTGTGCTATCTCTAGCAGTGATTGTTCAAATAACTCTACCCAATCGTCAAAACCATAGCCAGTTTGAGTAGCCCAAGCATGTACATACAGCTCTTTCTTTTGAGGGTGTACAATCTCTTCAGCTACTAACACTCCAGCCAAGTCCCCTTGTTCGTCGATGCCAGTCAGCAACCAGAGATCGTCGTTCATAAAATCTTCGAGCATGTCTGATGCTAGTCGTTCACCGAGGCTATGATCTAAGGCTTTGTCTATTAAAGGTTTGATGAGATGCCATGTGCGTGGTAACTGCCATGGCTGTATAATTTCAATTCTCATCCTTACTGACTCGTTTGTTATACCACTCGACCACCGAACGTTGACCAGCTTGATACATGATAGAACCAAGGTCTTGTTTCGGATGTGGATTAACGGGTGGGAAAGTTTCTTCTAGTTCTATCTGTATAGAACCTATGGTTGGGCCGATGATGGCCTCAAGCATATTGTGGGAGGTTGGTGTTTGCATGTTCAAAGAACGCTGGCATACGAGCTGCTTTTGTGTCAGAAAACTGTGG